GGTGCATTCCGTGGTCGCAAATAGGGAATTATTACTATGGCAACCCCCACGGGTATGAACACCACTCAAACCAATACGACTGCAAGGCAGACGTATTTTAACCGCAAGCTGCTTGCTACAATGACGGAAATGCTACAGATGGTTCCGCTTTGTACCAAGTACGACTTGCCGAAAAATCAGGGCGCAACCAGTGTCCGAATGTTCAAGCGCGCGAAAGCCGAAAAGGACAGCGTGAAGGAACTGACGGAAGGCACGCCCGACAACAACTGGTCGAGAACGAACCTCACGGGAATCGACGTTGCGCTCAAGCAGTACGGCGACAAGTCCAAGATTTCCGACGTGGCGAGCGAATCCGACCTCTTCAACCAACTGAACATCGAATGCGAACGTATGGGCGAAGCTTGTGCGCTTTTCGTGGACTACCTCATTATGAACGAAGCAGTCCAGAATGCCACAAAGAAACTCTATGCGGGCGCGGACGACTTCGCAAAGCTCAAGGCGGCGACGGCTTCGAGCACGACGACAATCAACTGTGCCAAGGTCTTGGCGGTTGCGCAGTACCTCAAAAAGATGCGCGCTCCCAAGTTTGCGGGCGGTTATTACGTCGGCGTACTCACTCCCGAGCAGGTCTTCGACCTTATGCAAGACCCCGACTGGAAGACTCTCAACGTCCACAATCGCGGCGGCAAGGCAATCTACCAGAACGAAGTGGGTATGATTCACGGAGTCCGCATTCTCGAAACCACGGCAGGGTGGATTGAGGGCGACACCGAAAAGACGTATTCCGCGTCGGGCGGCATATACAACGCGCTCTTTATGGGCAAGGGCGCGCTCGGTACGGTTGACCTTGCGGGCGGAAAGTCGGCGAAAAAACCGTCGTTTATCCACGTTCGCGGCGCGGACAAGAGCGACCCGCTCGACCAGTACCAGACTGTCGGCTGGAAGGGCTACTTCGCCCAGAAGTTGCTCGAACCCGATTGGCTCATTGACGTACGCACGAAGACGTTGATGCCTGCGATATAAACGCACGCGGGGGCGGCGGCGAAATGCCGCCCCCGCTTTAAACTCAAACAGGATTTTTTATTATGGCGGACAACACACCAGGTTTTGAATTCAACGAGAATCCCGCGTCGCCCAATTCGGAGGCGTCGGCGGTGAATCTAAACAACCTTGTAAAAAAGGCTGTAATACGCAATATCGCGCCGAGAGCGGTCGCGAGTACGCATTTACACGAAAGCGTCGCGGGCGCGGGACTTGGCGGCGGAAACGGTACTGCGCTATACGTCAAGACCGACAACGAAACCCTCGAAGTCGCCGACGACAAACTGAACGTCAAAGACGGCGGGATAGGTTCGGCACAGATTGCGGACGGTGCGATAACTATGGACAAACTCGCCGACGCAGTGCAAACCGCAATTAGCACTGTAATCAAGGGGATTTACAAGGTCGGCGACTATTTTATAACGCACAACACCGAAGACCCCGCGAAGCGGTTCGGCGGTCATTGGGAGCTTGTGAAAGACAAATTCCTCATCGGCGCGGGCGGCGACTATGAAATTTTGTCGGAGGGCGGCGAAGCGGAACATACGCTCACGGAAGATGAGATGCCCGCACACCAACATAAAATTAAAAACCTTAATTTATTCTGGGACCACTGGAATAGCGGCAATCAAGGAGAAGGTGCACAGGGTAATGGAGGAGAAACGTGGACTGAGGTTACGGGAGGGAACAAACCGCACAATAATATACCACCGTATAAAGCAGTTTATATCTGGGTGAAAATTTCGGACGAGGACGAAAGCAATGACGATTAGGGAAACGGCAGTCAAAGCCTGCGGACAACTTAATTTGCAGGACGAAGCGAGCATAGAACAGGCGGTCGCCTACGCAAAGGACAGATGGCGGACGATTTGGAACGGGCATTTGTGGAAGGACTCCGTTGGGTATGTGAGTACTGGCGCGGAGGTCAAAGACGGAGGGTGTTATCTTTCCGTTTCGCTCGAGCGTGTCCGCAATATAAGGTGCAACGACTACGCAATTTACCCGATAGACCCGAGCAATGTTTTCCAGCTCGACCCTATGGCGTTCGACAATTTCGGGGAAATCACGGGGTTTTCCGAAATGGGCAAGGACGCGGACGGCAACAGGATTGTCAGAATTTTCAGTGTCCCGCAGGAAGTCGGGAGACAATCGTTCCTCGTTATGGGCAAGAAACAATGCCCCGAGCTGGCGGACGGCGACGAACCTTTTTTGACGGGTATCGACGACGCCCTACTCGAATTTGTAGTCGGCGACCTATGGCGCAGAGACCAGCAATTTACAAAGGCGAACGCCTGTTATACCAACGGTTCGACATTCGTCGAGCAGATGAGAAAAATCGACGGGGAACAGAGCGCGGCGAATCCGCGCATCGTTCCCGAGGTTTACGACAGTTTTGAATACGGAAAGATTTTCGAAGACTAATGGGCGGGCAGGCGTACAAATACAACAACCTTGAAGACGACCCGATTCTTTCGGACGGAAGCTCGGCGTTTACTGGCGTTGTCACGGCGGTGAAATCGCGTATGTTGGACGCGTCTGAATTGGCGGGGCTTGTCAACGGCGACATCGGCGCGTACGGCACGGCTGGGACAAGACCGCCCGCAAGGCTGATTGCCGACAACCTTTCGGACGATTTCTATGTAGACCACGACGGCGTGGCGTACGATACGGGGTTCGGGCTGCGATATGTGGGCAAAAACTACATTTCCGACACACAGAAGATTTGGGCGTTCAAGGGGATAAACCCCAGAATCTTTTTCTTCGTTGAGGGCAAATTGTATTTGATAGACTCGCTCGCCGCCGAAACGTGGGGAGAGCCCGTATTGGAAAACATAAACCCGAATGCGGTCGTATCCGCCGCCCAACTTGCGGGCAAGGCGTATTTTGTGGACGAGGCAAAATTGCGCGTCTACGAAGAAGACGGCAATGCTTGGAAATTTTCGGAGATTGCGAAATTCAAGAAACATTCCGAGGACGGCGGAACGATTATCGACGGAGAGGCGATTCCGCCCGCAAGCTGCATTGAAACGCACGTCGAACGCCTTTGTATGGCGGGGATTTCGGACGCGGCGTACGACCCCGCGACCGTGTTTTTCAGCGACTATCTCGACGGGAAAACGTGGTTCATTACCGAGAGTATACAGGTGGGCTCGGACGGGGACGCGATAATTGCGCTCAAGTCTTGGCGCAACAATACGCTGCTTGTTTTCAAGGCGGGCAGTGTTTGGGCGATTATATGCGACCCGCTCGTAGACGACAGCGGCAACAAGCTTTCGCCCGCGTATTGGACGGTAAACAAGATTTCGGACAGCTACGGAGTCGTGGCGCGCGAGACGATAGCGCAGGTAGGCAACGACGTATGGTTTTTGTCGAAGCGCGGGGTGTGTTCGGTTCAACGCGCGGTTGCGGCGGACGAAAACGAAATGCAGGCGTTGCCGATTTCGACGCCGATTCAGGACTACATAGACCGCATAAATTGGGAATATGCGTACCGCTCGAGTGCCGTTTACTTCAAGGACAGGTACTTTTTGTCCATACCCATCGACGGCGCGATGAGTCCGAATGTAGTACTTATCTACAATACCGTTATGCAAAAATGGCAGGGTGTATGGGAGGGTACTGCTATGCGGGCTACGGGCTATACAAAGGTAATCGAGGGCGGAATCGAAAACCTCGTATGGCGCACGCACGACGGCACGGCGTATCGGTTTATCGACGACGACAACGAAAGCGCGTACGACCAATGCGAGGGGTA